TTTCATTCTCCATTTTGGAAAGGGTTGGATTTTGCAAAATATGTGGCCGCTATGTGGTCCCCTGCGGCGGGCCCGGACTGGCACGGGCGCGGGTGGTGCGAACATCAACCTGAAAGGGGCAAGGGATAAGCGGGGCGCTAGCTCCAAAAATCCCGACCTGACAAATCTCGCCCAGTCATTTGCCACATTACGCGATAAATCCGACAAAGCAAAACTATTTTTTAAAAAAGAAACCCGCCGCGCCGGGAAGGCGGGCGGGCTGGTGTAGATCGGGGCGGGCTCTATTCCGCGCCGATGTCCCCGGCGACGTGATGCCGGACAATGGCGGTGGCCGGTAGCGTCTTTACAAAATGCGCGACCGCTTCCGGATCAGGGCGCGGCTGCGGCTTGCCCGGCATGGCCCGCCAATGAATTGCGACGTTACCGCTTGCGGCATAACATCCGCCGCGCTGCTCAGGATCGGCGGCTTTCTTTTTACCGGTGCCATGCGCGGTAAAACCGATGACAAAATCACGGTTTAAACGTGCGCAAAGCGGGCCATCTTTCCCGCCGCAATTTTTGCACCCGACGTGCTCCAAATATTCAGCCGGGCAACGAACAATCCGGACGCCGCCCGCGTGTCTGTATTTTCCGACGCCAGCCAAACCGGTTTGAAATTCTAAAGTTGTTCCGGCGTGCCAATAACCGGGATCAACTACGGTTACCGACGGAACCCCGTTTAATTGCCAATGCGCGGCTTTTTCAGGCGTCGAGGCGCTGTAATTGATTACGGTTTTTTCGGGCTCTAAATAGTGCGCCCATGCCATCGGGTTGAAATGGCTATACGTGAAACTGTAACCGCGGCGCGGCTTTGCTTTTAAAAGCGCCTTTAAATATTCGACGTCTATTTGAACCGGACCGCACCCGGTGCCGCTTGGGTTGAGCTCACAGTCGGCGGGGCACGTGCCGAACATGTTTTCTGAGCCCGACCGATAGGTCACAGCAATTCCGCTTGTTTTGTCCGCTCGGGACATTTCAACAGTTTTCAGCATTTCTTTCGTCCTCCAATTTTTGCAGTTTTTTACAAAATCGAATCCATTGGCGGTTGTAACCCGCGCCATATTCTCCGCGATCATTTTCTTCTTGCGCTCTTTTTGCGGATTTTCCGAGCCGTTTCAGTTCTTGTTCTCGACGCCATCGCTTCGGGTTCATCTCTACAGTTGTCAGCATTTTTTAAAACTCCGCTTTTGTTGGATGTATCCCATATTAAACCGCAAATAAAAAAGGGCAAGCGAAAAGCCTGCCCTGATTTTATTTTCTATATCGCGGCGTCCGCTTTATTTCGTACCGCTTGCGGATTTTGTCCGGGTTGGATTGTCCCCAAAACAACAGATAGTAGAGGCGCGATAAAATCCACATTATTCCGCGACGACCTCATAAGTACCATTATCTGCCAATCCGTCGCGCCAGTCTGTTTCATCATACCAGCTAGACAATCCGACTCGGTCCTTGTTGAGCCAATCCAAAATCAAAGGCACTGTCATTTTAAAAGTTTCGCCGCTTTCTATATCACGGATTTTATACCACGGCCCGGCTTCCTCTTTTACGAGCTCGACCTTTTCGTCACAATCGTCCGGTATTTGGCCGACGAACAAATCATCTTCTTCCCGCAGTTGATAGTAAATGTCGCGGCAAAGGTCCTCTTCGTTATAGTTCTGATCGAACAGTTCCTCGCCGATTTCGATATCCCGCGTGAATGTTTCAGTTCGCGTAAAACGGATTTTCACGGATTTTGTTTTCGGCGGCTCCGGCGGCGGCTGATCATCTGGACCAGATATGCTGACAACGTTGTAGTCCGCGCCGTCGAGCGTTTCAAAAACTCCCAAAGAAAGCGCCTTTTCTTTGGCCTCATCCTCTGAGCTCGCTTCTACAGAAACCCAATTTGTCGCCACGATGGACACGCTATATTCTCTATTCATACACACCTCCACTGGTTGATGCGTATAAGATAGTTCTCACACAGCAATTGTCAAACCAAAAAGAGACGGCCAATCAAAAGGGGTTTTAAAAGACGATAGGGGCTTGACCATAAGGCCACGCTCGCGGAGCTCAACAGCCTGTGCCGCCGTGTAAACGTGTATTTCGTCCGAGCTCGTGCGGACCAAGACAAAAGCCGGGGCATGTTTGTGTTGAGTAAGCCAAGATATTTGGTGAGGTGACAGGACTACAGCGTTGCCTGACGTCGTTTTTAGTTCCCAAAAAGAAAAGCGCCCGGTTTCAGAACATACGACAAGGTCTGGAACACCCTGCGAGGCCCAACTTTCTAAACGAGTAAAGTGAACGTCAGGACGATGCTTCTTCTGATTTCGCTTCAGGGCTTGGTAAAACGTCGATTCGAGATTCTTTGGCTTCTTTTTCGACGGGTGTGATATCGATAACGGAAGCTCCATATTGTTCCTTTATCTCCTGCAAAGCTTTCATCACGTCTTCTCGGCTCATGCTGTCAATTGAACCGTGCCGGACTTCAGATTTGCTAATGTATATGTCGCCGTGAGCTTGCCCTCGCCGGTACTCTGCCTGCACCGCCGCAGAATATGCGCCGTCTTGCAGGGCTCGGTCACGGATGCGTTGAAGGTCTCGAACGTGACGTTGATAGGTGATGCCATACTGCTCGTTAAGTTCTTCACGATACAGCTTGATCGCCTTGACCACGTTTGGATGTAGATGAGGGTTTGTAAGTTCCGAGGCTTTTATCTGCGCGCTTTTTTCAGCATACCCGGCGTTGATAGCCGCTTGTTTCTTGGTGATCATTCCGTCATGCGCGACAAATTCTTTTACAAATTTGCGCTGCCTGTCGGTCAAAGGTGAGTCGGCGGTCAAACGTGGGCGTCCGCGAGGCTTTACTTTGACGATTTCCATGATGTCCTCTTGTTTGGAACGTTTCCAAAACGTAAGCCAATTATTGAGACGAGGCAAGGTGTTACACTTTTAAAATGGTGTAACACAAAAAAGTTACGAAATATCCTTCTTTTATGTAGATATTTCAACACTGTTACATTTGTCACATTTTTCACACCCAATTTAACAGAAAAAATATTTTTTTTTGTTTTTTCCCCTATATAAGTTTCAATCACTGTACACCCGTTGCTGACCAACGATTACAGCGTAACTTTTTTGATTTTCAAAAGTGTAACAACGTAACGCCCCGCTCTGAAAACTCAAAGCGGGGCGTTCGTATTCAACCAACCAACATAAACGGAGAATGTTTACTGTTGCCAAAGACCGTAGTCCGTGGCGCGTCATTCGTCAAGCACAAAAAAAGGGCGGTCAAAGACCGCCCTTTCGTTATTTGTTTACGAGCTTAGCAACAATGCCGGCGTGGAACTCTTCACGCTCCTCGAACCAATCTAAGATTTTAGCAATGCGTGTACTACGTTTGGATTTGTAGTTGCGGCCAAAAACCATAATTGGGTTATCGCAGTCGTCTTCATAGAAGACCATGCTGCCATAATCTCCCGGTTGACTGCCAAGGTAGAACTTTCTGCCGGTTACCCGGCAGATAAAGTCCGCACCGTTGTGGTCATGCTGCGAGAGCCAGATGTCGAGATCAAGCGCCATCAGCCGATCCTCCCGATTGTATTTTGGAGGTAGTCAAGATCGGCCTCATCTAGAATGCGTTGATTTTCTCGCATATCTTCTGAAAGCTGCGCGTTGAGTTTCTTTTCCTTCTCTTGCTGCCGCCGCTTCTTGAGAACATCGTTGTAATGTTCAAGCGTGCCGCACTCCAAGTCTTTTGGATCGATGTCCCCGCCGTGGATTTGCTTTACAACCTGACGGCGATACTTCATCAACAGCCGGCGGTGAGCCATCATGCCCTGCTCGTCGGTGAAGTAAACGGAGTTGAGACATTCCCAAATGACGTTGAGTTCATAGTCCTTGGGATCGCAAAGAAGGTTTACCCAGTTATCAGCCATTACATTCTCCTTTTCTGGCTGGGAGGTCAGTCCCCCACCGTAGGTGGGGGACACAGTCTTATCGCCGAGGTTGAGGAGGTGTTGGAACTAACCTTGTTTCAAGGCACTCCAACGCCACCCCCTCATCGTCGGGGATATCATCCTTGGTTCCAAACACACCTTGATGGGTGGCATGGAACCCGTCGTAATCTTCAACGTTGAAGATGTTGACGGGCACTTCATCTTTGAAGGAGTACAAGCTGCTCCAGTCGCGAACAAGAATGCTTGCTGCGCTGGTGGCGGCTTCGTCAGCCGATGAGCCGTAGGCCCATGAGCTTCCGCACCCAATAAAGATGATGGCAAGGAAAGACGAATTGGTGTCAGACATTCTGACCTCCGTTGGTTGGTTAACGATTTCAAACAGCGAATGTTTCACGTGAAACATTCCGGGCCCGAAAGCCCCGCAACTCTTTTCGAGCTACATAACCATTCTACAGGAGTAATCCCATATAGTACATGCGACATAGTGTCGCAGGCTAAGTAATTGATTTCATTAAGAATTAAATGTTTCACGTGAAACATTTTAATTTTTAAAAATCTTTTTACTTCCCCAAA